AGAAGGGAGACAAAGGAGAGAAGGGAGACCAAGGAGAGAAGGGAGACCAAGGAGAGAAAGGAGACCAAGGAGAGAAGGGAGAGAAGGGAGAGAAGGGAGAGAAGGGAGAGAAGGGAGAGAAGGGAGAAAAAGTTGTATCTTGGGTCAAAGAAGTTGATCTGCATAGTGATGAAGTAACCACTCTTATTATTTTTCCACACCAAAACATTGATTATAATCTTAGTCGACTTGATATTGTAGTGAAAGGTAAAGGAACGGCGACCTTCAACCTAGTTGATACACAGACAAAAGATAAACTTGCAAGTGTTAATAGCGAACTCATGGATGAATATACGGTAATTTCTTGTGAAGATCTTACCGCACCGACGTCCACTCCGGCCATTCTTTCTTTGGAAGCAACGACAGGGGAACATGAAGTTCCGATTACGTTCCTTTCTCTTGCTGTAACAATGACTCAGCGATAATTTTTTAATCTATAAAAGATTAAAATTAACGGAACTAGTTTTATCATGCGGAACTAAGAAGTCCAAGACAAGAAAGAACTTCACGTTGTACAGCAGACATTCCAACTATATTGGTGTCACCTTTATTCTGTATCTGCCTCAATATATCCTCGATTGATACCACAGGTTCTCCTTCGCGAGGTTTTTGTTTTGGACGAGACGGAGGTGTAGGTGGATCGATGTATTTCTTTTTACATAAATTTTCATCGCCACATTCCCAATCATCACCACATGCCTTGCAATCATCATCGGACTTACACTCCTCATTTTCACAGTCTAGAGGACGTACTCCAAAATCTGGAAAAACGTCCTCTTCTTTTTCATCTTCTTTTTCGTCGCCTCCCAAGTATCCTGGGGGTGGTAGTACGTCCTCTTCTTTTTCATCTTCTTTTTCGTCACCTCCCAAGTATCCTGGGGGTGGTAGTACGCCCTCTTCTCTTTCTTGTGGTGCTTCTCCCAATTTCTTTCGAAGCTTTTCCAGAGCTTTTGCCGTCCCAATTATTTTGCGACCACCCCATGACATTTGTTGAAGCTTAATACGCTTAGCGGCTATAGCTGGGGGCAGGCAGAGCTTAGCTTTAGCATCGCATACTAGTTCTCCGTCACAGAATTGACGTTTCTCTGGGTCACAACGAGGAGCTGTATTCGGATCCTCGCCGAGGGCGCATAGATAGTCAATAAGACCTTCTTTTTTCACGGGTCTTCCTTCTTTGACATGCTGAGAGAGCAGGGCTCGCAACTCTTTAGCTTTCATTCTAATAAGAGCTTCTCTATTCCCGCCGAAGCATGGCACCTCAACTTCGTCCTCAGCCTCCTTCTCATCCTCTAGTATTTCAGCATCATTCTCATCCTCTAGGTCATGGTCGTACTTGGAGTCGTCATCTTGTTCTTTTGATTCGCGATCACGTTCGCCTCTTCTCAATGCTTCTGCGATCTCATTACATAGAGTTTTCCGCGTTTTACCTTTAGGATCCACACCACAAGATAGTGCTAGTTCTCTAATATCTTTCACTGAGTATCCACTTGCCCGCTTAGTACTGCATCCAGCAGGGAGGTGGCATCCTTTTGGTTCTTTCTTCTTGGGTTTAGAACCTCTTTTTAGATGTTTAAGTATATGATTAACCAATGCACGTTTGTTCAATTTAGAAAAACCAGCAATGTTGTTATCTCTACAGAATTGCTTAAGTTCTGGCATTTTCATTTTCATAAGATCTTCCTTCGATTCCATTTTTATCTAATACAATACTTTTTAAAACTTTTTATTGATTCTATATTAGTTAATATAGAACTGTATTGAATCATTTTACACTCTGATTCTGAAGGATTTTGAATAATCTTTGATACGATCTTTTGATTTCCCCTTTTGGTTGCTAACAACTCGACAACCTTTATTTGTAAAATCAATATTCTTATGTGTATGCCCGCAAATCCATAATTGCACATCTTTCCCATCCAACATATAATCTAGATCAGTAGCATATAGAGAATCAAATTGTTTCCTCTTTTTGGCACCAATTAAAGCACGATATGACGGGGGGTGATGTGTTACTACCACCATATCATACTTTTCCTTCTTACAGTATCGCACCATTTTTTTAATATAATGTAAATCTTCTTTGTGTCTATTAGCGTAAGCGGGTGTATTTAATCCAGGCACTCTCACAATAAAAGGAGGAACTGTGCATTTAGGTTTAGACCATAGTGTGCATCCCACTATGCATAGATTTTTAATACGTACGCTACTACGATTAAGGACGTGTAGATTTGAAATAGAGTGATCTAGAGTTTCTAACCGTTTCTCTAGCGCCTTATAACTCAATTGTTGATAAGAGGGCATCGTGTAGAACTCATGGTTACCCGGTATATACAAAATTACTTGGAATAAATGACTGAGTTTTCTTAAAAATCCTTGTAATTGTTCGAACTTATATAGAGATCCGATATCTCCTGCCAAAATTAATACATCCGCCACAGGACATATATAATCTTTAGGTTCAGGTGTATCATCGCGCTTGTGTTCGATATGTAAATCTGAAGCGATTTGTAGAGTTGTCATGTACTGCACTCATTACTTTTATGAACAAACTTTTTTCATTTTTATTATTACACATTAGGGATGTCACCAAGGTCTACCGTAGGACCTCTCATTTTTCTCTTACGAGTGGTTGTTCCTGTTTGAGTTCTAGGACGGTTCATACTGTTGATCATTCCCATCAGATTTGCTCCTGTTTTCTTCATCATCATCTTTGAGACCACAAAGAAAGCGGCGTTCATGATGATCATAAAGAGAAGACGCAATTCTACTGGCCAAGAAGATCCACTAGGAACATAGCTTTTCTCTCCTAATTCAATAAGCAATTTTTCGTACGAGTGCATGGAAATGATCTGTTGCTGCGTGAAACCTTGCATATCAAAACCAAGGAAATTTCCAAGAATGAACTCTACCCCCATGAATCCATATACCAAGTAAGTTTTGTAACTTTCTACTGACGAGTCTAATGATAGACGCCTGACACAATCACCGTATGACTTCTCCATGGTACTTAGATCTGTATGCACTGTATAGTCAGGGATGTTAGATGCGGGATAAGACTTTCTCAATAATTCAAACTTAAATAATATCTCTCTTTTAGCATCTTCTTGTTCTTGTTCGTTTCTATTTACTCGGTTAAGGTCTCTCATTGTTGGTCTAGGAACATACCCACCTCTTGCCTCTAGCTCTGCTAATGTTGGCGCAGGTGCTACACTTGGTGCTACACTATGACCTCGTTGATCTCTATGACGACTGTATTTATCAACCCTCTCATTCTTAGATTTTGACACCGAACTAAAGTTCGTTTCGGGACTCCACCCCGATGCTTCAGAATTATCATCGCCCAAAAGTTTTTTGAGTTTATAAGAAAGATTTGAACCATCAGACTCGTTTCCGTCGTTCGATGGTTCAGAACCTGGCTTTTCATCGATGGAAAGTCCACTAACGGAAGAAGCAATGCTTCCGGGGGACGATTCAGGAGAAACAGACTTCTCATCATCACTAAGCAGCTTGTCCAAACGGTTTGAAAAATTTGGTTTAAGGGCTCTTAGTTTCTCGTATGACGTTTTTTCCTGATCAATTGAAGGAGCGGAAGGTTTTGTAGGTGCAGGTACATACTCGCTGTTAATTAAATCTTGACGAATCTTATCTTTATTTTCCATGAGCTCAAGATAAAGGCGGGGGAGCTTTGGAAACACTTGTGGTTGATCTAATGGAGCCCTGCGCAACGGGACTTTAACCACCCGAACTTTTTGTCTCTTTTGTGGCATTTTTACAATGAACTATGACCACTTTAAATGTGTATAAGCCAATAAAGTTAAAAAGAATTGATCACGATAACAATAAATCAGCTAGTTTGACATCTTTAAGATAAAATTGAAATGTTCTTGGAAAAAATGTCAAAAACTTTTAGAAAATGTCAATACAACTCTGTAATGTACGTTGGGAAGTGGGAGCACACTTACCTTTCTGCAAGGAAATAAACGCCTCTCTCTTGGAAGCTATACACAAAGGAATGTATACTATGCAAGTTTTCATGGGAAACCCTAAATCTTTTACACGTCAACATATACGCGAGGAAGATATAAGAGTATGCAAAGATTTACTAAAGAGATATCCAACGCATATATTTACGCATTTTCCTTACATCGCCAACTTGGCCGGGAAATCTAAGAAAGGTGGGTTAGCTTGGACTGGTAACTTGTCAGTGGACAACTCGCTCAAAATAACTCTGAAAAATCTTGAATATGAGCTTTCTGTGGTTGCTAAAATAGGAAAGGGTGTCGTTATACACCCAGGATCTTTCCCTGACCGTGACCTAGGTCATCAAACTGTAGCTAAGACCATTAACCGTATACGGTTCACCGAAGGAGGTATGTTGCTCCTGGAGAACTGCGCAGGAGAAGGAAATAAATTATGCCGAACTTTCAAAGAAATTAAGATGGTGATGGATCTTGTCGATAAAGAAGTTCGTAAACATGTAGGTGTATGTGTGGACACAGCTCATATTTGGGGTCAAGGCGACTATGACTTGAGAAAAGTTGAAGAAGTAAAAAGACTTTTTCTTGAATTTGACAAAGAAATTGGTATAGAGAACTTTAAATTGTTACATCTTAATGATAGTAGTGTGGGATTGTGTAGTAAAAAAGATCGTCACGCTCATATCGCCAGAGGAGAGATATGGAGTGAAGATCACAGTTCTTTGGTATATCTATTAGATCAGTGTAGTAAGTACAATATACCAATAGTATTAGAAACTGGGGGTCCGTGTATGCTAACTTTGTCACAATTGAAATAATTATAATTATAATTCTATACTAAGAATTATAACGACAACTCAACTATCCCGTTGAGAAATTAATTGATTATACACATATCTTCCGGTCCTCCGTATGTATCTTCCGGTCCTTCGTAGTACCCTAGATGTTCTGTATGCACCGGATTACCTTTTACCCACTTCTCATACAAATTTTCATCATCTTCATCAGTATCACTGTCCAAGTCCATAGGCGGAAACCATGGTTCACAAGACATACTGCACGGTCTCCCGCCAGCAGAAAACTTTAAGCATCCCGGGCAACGTGAGCAATTACAATAATTGGGAAGTTGTATACTGTATGGATCAAATACTGGTAAAGAACACTTTGGACATGTTGGAGAGGTATATTTTTTCCAAGCTCTCTGTATACGAGTAGCTGCTTTATGATGTAACATAAGATTTTTGTAAGGGTGTTAGTACTTGTGTATTATTATCAACGTTATTCTAACGATAAAATGAATTTGAAATGGTTTAAGAACACGAAGGAGTAGAGTAAATACACTCGAAATGACAACAATTGCAGAATCAAAGGATATCAAGGCCGAAGAGCCTACTAAGGTTTCCGAACAGCCAGTGGTTACCCCCACAAAGAATACCCCTCCGAATACAATTTTGGATACCAAGGTCTCAGAATCCGAGTTTAACCGTGATAATATTGATGCGCTTGGAAACAGTATTAGAATTACAGATAAAGATGAAGCTGCTGGTCTAGAGCTTCTATGTTACGTGCGATGTGGTCCCAACGACAACTCACTGCTTCAGCAATGTCGTGGGGTCGTCTTCCATGATAAGAAGATCGTTATGCACGCTTTCCCATACACAGTTGAGTACTCAGAAGGAGATCAGGAACAGATAAAGAAGAATATCGAACCTGTCTTTGATCAGTGTTCTTTCTTTGATTCCTACGAAGGAGCCTTGATTAGAGTTTTTCATTTCTCTGGTCGGTGGTATACCTCTACACATCGCAAACTTAATGCTTTCAGAAGTAAGTGGGCTTCTCGCGAGTCATTTGGTACATGTTTCAAAAGAGCTCTTGAGGCTGAACTCAATACCAACGAGAAACTTAAGAAAGCTGTCCCAGAAGGTGATGAGGGTCTTCTTGAACGATTTCAAAGTACTCTAAATAAGGATAATCAGTATATGTTCTTGGTCAGACATACCGAGGAAAATCGCATTGTTAGCGCAGCCCCAGAAAGACCCACTCTTTTTCATGTCGGAACTTTCATCAAAGGAGAGCTCTCCTTGGAGGATGACATCACTATTCCTTATCCTAAAAAGCATTCTTTCAAGAACATGGAGGATCTTATCGGATACGTAAAAGATGTAGATATTAGAGAACTCCAAGGGGTTATCTGTTTTGCCCCAAATAATAAACAGTACAAACTTATCCATCACAACTACCAGGACCTTTTTCGAGCTAGAGGCAACGAACCAAGTGTTAAATTTCGCTACCTCCAAGTTCGAATGAATAGGCGTCTTACAGACATGCTCTACCATCTATACCCCAAATGGGAGGCCCGTTTTGATGAGATAGAGAATACTCTATACGATATTGCCACCAGCATCTATACATCGTATGTTCAGAGATTTATTAAGAAGAGATTTGTCACGGTACCAACGGAAGAGTTCGTTGTGGTCAGGGAATGCCATAAATGGCATGAAAACGATCGTGCTAATAACCGTATCAGCGTTGACAAGGTTATCGAAGTTCTCAACCAGCAAACTCCTACAGCACTCAATCGTATGATCCGCCGCTTCAGGAACGAGAAGAACGATCAGAAACAAAATAAGAACATTGTTAAACAACGAATTCGCTCTAATACTATCTCCAGTCCGTCACTCTCAGCAACAGTAGGATCACCACCTGTGCGTTCTCCTCTACTACTTAGTCAGAACCGTAATCGTAATCCAATGCTTCCTCCAAGCACAAGTTTGGGACCTAGCGCTCTCCCAGTCAGAAATACCCCTCCCTAAAGAATTAAAAAATTTAATCTTAATACTTAATAAGTATTAAAATATAGCCAATAAATTAACCAATTATGTTTATGTATTTTAGCATGAATCTATAATTATATAATTATAGATGATATTAACTTCTTACAGCGTTATTCCTTTACGCTTAGAAGCAATAGCTTTTTTCACCAATATTACAACTTTTGCAGGTTCTATATAAGTGTTCCAGTCCAGTCTCAGGACAGGAATCCTGTCCTCTACATCTTTCAACCACTCTTCGTAACCTTGTTTAAGTTTTACTAAATAGTCAAGAGTTAGACCGGTCTCACATGATCTTGACCTCTCCTTAACTCTGCGTAAAGCCTCTGCTGGTTCCACGTCCAAATAAATTATCAAGTCAGGACGATGTAAGAAGTTTGTCATGTTGTTAAATAGTTGTATATAAGTGTTAAAGTCCAAATCCTCCATCAATCCTCCATCATGAAGCATCTTTGCAAAAATTACGTCCTCGTAAATAGTACGATCCTGGACCATGCTTTTGTCAGACCATACCATCTGTTGATGTTGACGAAATCGATGATTAAGAAGATATACCTGCATGGGGAAAGAGTATTTTCCCATGTCCTTATAGAACTTGGGTAGATAATCATTCGACTCAACAGGTTCTTTAACAATGTCCCAATTCATGATTTTTCCTAAAGATTCCGTTAAAGTAGACTTTCCTACTCCAATAATCCCACTGATACCCACCAATATATTAGGTGAACTAAATGTTGTTGTATAAGAATTGCTAGACATGTTTTAATTATAATAATCTGATGATGAAAGTATAAATCAATTCTATTATAAACGAAAAAACCATATCTGGAATAGTTATTGTTTTGCCAACCTCGAATTAAGTTTCATCTATTTAAGGATTTTTATATTGCATAGAAATAAGTAAAACATGTCCGACGACAAAAGCACTATTAATGCCAGAGTATCTACAGATAACTCTTCAGATTTGCTACTCGATAATAAGGATGTGATGTGCCCAGTTTGTAAAGAGGTGTTTGTTCTTCCTCGTACATATGATTGTGGTCACACTATATGTGAGCTATGCATGTACGAAATGGATAGACGAGACACAACTGACGATACTCATACAGCTGAAGTTCACCATTGCCCTATTTGTCGCCATGCTACTCTTAAGAGCTGGCATAATCGACCTCTCTCAGTTCTGATAGAAAAAATAGCATCATCACACCCTAATTACCTTACACGGAAACGTGAGGTACTAGAAACCAAATCAAAACGAGAAGGGAGTATAAAACTCATCCCCAGGAATATAGACTTGACTGACATATCCCATACATCCAGACTTAAACTTGCTCTATCTCTGTATGAGGTATTATTGGAGCGCCTATACAAAGCGGCACTACGAGGTCTTAGTTATCTGATAATTAAGGAGAAGTCAATAGTGACTGATATAGAGAAAGTTATTGATCTTCTCTCTGTTCAACTCTTTTCCCGGCATAATATTTATAAGATAATGGTCACGAGGGGGGAATGCACAATCTATATACATAAGGACGCATTCTCATGGCGTCGTGCTTACGAGAATTCTAACTGGGAAAACCCAGGGCTAAATATTGAGGACAATCTCCCGAGCAGCCCAGTAAGAAACTCGTCATTATCTGGGGTGCTTAGCTCCTTGCTAATAAATGTTCCTACTACCAGTCAATCTTCTTCATCTTCTTCTTCATCATCATCATCTTCGCGTACTATTCCTCCAACACCTGGAATGTTTTTGCGGCGCCATAGATAATAGAATATCTACCAGTTTAATTTAGTGCTTCCAACAGACTTTATCATATAGTATTGACCGTTCCAAAACGAGAGTAATGCTAGAGATATTGGCACTATTGTGTCAGACCATACACTCTCAAATATTATCGGCAAGACCAGAAACGATGCAAAAAGACACCCAGGGCTTCTAATCCATACATTAATCCATGCATTGCACACTCTCTCGTTGTCACGAGCGATCCATCCCATTTTAACTCCCCAAAGAAGAAAATAATCAATCATACCCGGGTAGCCTGTTAAGAAACATAAAGCTACTATGCTAGCACGGGTAGGATAGTATAAAGTAAGAGGTGTTGATATTCCCACCATTACCCCATGATGAATACATTCATCTCTTGATAATTTATTCCAGAAGAAGATTATGTGGTATAAATGAACAATAAGCGCTACCAAGAAAGTAGCGAAAGATAGATCAGTCCAACCATCTAGCGCGCAAGAGTTGGTGTGCTTAGCGCAATACAAAAGATCTTTGCTACCTAATAGAGAAACCATACTATTTGCCAATGCATGAATAAAAAACCAACGGGCGTTATGGGGGATCACCGCTTCTCCGGGACCAACGTGAACATATAAATATTGTGAAACGAGATCAGCAACATATAAGAAAGAAGTAATGGCACCAACCATTAGAAAAGTGTTCATTTATTTATTGTCAATAAATCTAAAGTTGAAAAAAATGAACTTTACAAATAGTGTAATAAAATGCCAGTAACAATTTTATTCATCGGAGACCCGCATATACAAGTCGGTAATATACCGGAGGTTGAAATTTTTATGGAACGTATGATCAATTTGGCAACTGAACGCGAACCAGACCTGATCGTTATTGCTGGGGATCTACTCCATAACCATGAGAGACTGCATACTCTTGCTCTAAATAAAGCATACGAAATGGTTAATGATATGCGTCTCATAGCGAAGACTTATGTCCTGGTGGGAAATCACGACTATTGTAATAATCAGCAATTTCTAACAAAAAATCATTGGTTAAATGGGATGAAAGAATGGAAGAATACTATAATAGTGGATAAAGTAATGAGCGAGACTATTAGCGATGAAAAGTTTGTATTTGTTCCTTATGTACCCCCAGGACGATTTGAAGAGGCTCTCAATACCTTTTATGAAGAATGGCGCGACGCTGCTTGTATTTTTGCCCATCAAGAGTTTGCAGGGTGTAAAATGGGGGCCATTGTTTCAGTGGAAGGAGACAAATGGTCTCTGGACAACCCACTCGTCGTCTCAGGGCACATTCACTCTAGGCAAAGCCCTCAGCCTAACATTTACTATAGTGGTTCTGCAATGCAGCATGCTTTCGGTGAGAGCGAGAAAAACATTATCGCATGCTTTACTTTCGATGAAGGTACTTACGTTAATGACGAAGTTAATCTTCGACTTCCAAGAAAGAAAATTATATACATGGATGTAGAAGATATGGAGTCCTACGCAACCCCTGATACTCAAGATAAAATAAAGGTAACCATCACGGGAAGTTATGAACAATTCAAAGCTCTTAAACGCACCAAAAAGTATAAAGATATGGTGAAAGAAGGAACGAAGATTGTATTCAAACCAAAGAAGTTAGTTCCGGAGGAGCTCGCAAAGGAGAGTTCCAAAGGAGAGGGTAGTTTCGGTTCTATATTGAACCGACTGATATTGGAGGAGAAGAATACATATTTATCCCAAGCTTATGAATTAATTGTGAACGAAAGAGAGAGAGAATTAGATGATATAATCTTTTTATAATTTTATTTTATAGACGTCTTATAAATGAGTTATAGTACCGCAGGTGCAGAAAAGTTTACTATGATAGAAGATCTTCCTGACTTGGATGACATCGAAGGACCCCCTCCTCATCAGAGGGCTGTTAATCGTGGGCAAATTAGAAGCTCTAGGTATCCAGGGGCTTCTATGTTGCCTAATGGACAAGAAGACAAATTTGGAAAGTTTATTCGTCACGGACACATGGTTCCCCAAGAGTCCGGAATGTCGCATCATGATTTCCCACCAATGAATAACCCCCCGTTACATACTTATGCTCCGCCAAGTCTGGAAGAGTCGTCTTATGAAAAACCTAAACAAAACATTATCACACACGCAATGCCTGATAACACACCGTCGTGCCTGAGTGTTGCAGAGCATATCGCCAATTGCCCTATATGCTCCAAGTTTTATAACGATGATAAAACTATATATATCATAGCAATTGTTGTTCTAGTGGTAATATGTATTTTACTCCTCAAAAAAGTTCTAGATCAGTGATTTCCTCATCGCAATTTTTATACTTTAAAAAGTATAAAAGTATTATGGGTTAGACCCGTGTACGGACACTCCGTTTACTGTAAAAGGACAAGCCATGACTAACTCACTGTGATTATAGTTAAATGTTAGTTCATCACCTGGGGATATTAGTTTAATAGCTATTACATTCGCGCCTTTTATTATCGTATTAGGGGTAAAGGAATGATTGATATAGGAACCCATCGGGTCGACAATATGTTCATTATTCCCAATATGTATACTCTCTCTCGTGGGATAAGTTAGTCTTTTACCCGATAATGTATATATAATAGATCCAATTTCAAATCGTTCGGTCGAAAAGAGTCCATCTTGTTCACCGTTCAAAATCTTACTTTTTCTTATTTCCATTTTATCATAAGTATCCTACCCTATAGATATTATTGTTCCGCTCATGTTTAAAGAGAACATATGATACAAAAAATGACTGACGAGAAAAGTAAATTACCTATAGAAGAAAAAATCCCAGAGATAAACAACTATAACACACTTGTCCTTTCTGGTGGATCCGTTAGAGGTATTGCAATACTGGGAGCTCTTCAGTATGCTTATGATAACTTTCTTCTGACTGAAGTTACAACTTTCATTGGTACATCTGCAGGAGCTATGATTTGCTATCTTTTGTGTATAGGGTATACCCCGATAGAGATTATAGTATATTTATGTACCCATCAAGCAATGGAAAGATTACAGAGTTTTAATATCGTAGCAATGCTACAAGGTCGAGGTGCTTCGTCTTTCAATCAATTAGCGGAGCACCTAGAAAAGATGACAATAGCAAAGTTAGGTTATCTTCCAACTATGGGGGATATATATGAGAAACTTGGTAAAACTCTAGTATGTTCCACTCATAATCTAACAGAGTCTAGAACAGAGTATATCAGACATGAAACCCACCCTAAAGTTCCTTGTATTACAGCTCTACGCATGAGCGCGAACTTGCCTCTGGTATTTGAACGTTACAGATACGGGCATTGTTTTTATGTTGATGGAGGAATATCAGATAACTTTCCTATTCAGCTTGGGGATTGTCCCGGTAGTAAAACATTGGGTATATTATTGTCCAAAGATAAGTCTCGTCTACAAGAAGAGACCGAGTTCAAACCGTTGGGGTTTATATATGACCTTATGTTTGTACCTATTGACCAGTCTGTTGCCTATAAGATTGATAATATCTCTGATAGATGTAATATCATAAAAATACCAGCCAGTAAACACAAGTTTTTTAATTTTAACCTATCTTCCACTACAAAATTGAATCTTTTTAGCGAAGGGTATGAGCACATGAACAATGTGATGTAGTAAGTTTTATTAATTAATACCTGCAATAGGTATTAATTGTATACATACGTTGCTTACCTGTCAGAACACGCCTATGGACACGTATATATACATGCACTAGTATGTACGCCCCAGTCATCGCATATTTTAGGAACTACGTTATTATAACGCTTGCTTATCTTGTGTAATTGATCATTAACGTAATTGCGAAGTGCAAGGGCTTCGTAATAAATGTCGAAATGGTTTCTAGTGAATCTCTGGAAAAGATCAGTAAGAGTCACGACGTACATGTCCAATATGTTGTGAACTTCTTGGTTCTTCTCAATTCTCTTTTGTCTGCGGCGAAGTTGGGTAAGCCATTCATCCTCATCTATGTTCTTTAGTAAGTACTTAAGTCGTAAATCTTCATGGTCGTATACACCAATTTGGGGAGGGTACGCTGGCATTACATGCCCACGTACATGCCCAACCGACCGATGACATTCGGTCCAATTAGGAAATCTATACATTCTTTCTCTTATGATAAGGCGAAGAGTTCTAATCCATGGCATCCCGCCACAGTCGTATCTATCCCCTCGTCGTGGCGCGACTCCTCCATTATTCTCTCTCTGCCACTGATAGAAATGTGGGTTATGGATAATACCGGTCACCGGCAATCCTGTTTTCCACGAGAAAGGTGTCTTACACTCTACACACCACATCTGGTCGCACCCTGATACCTTAAAAATAGGAACTGCGCAACTTGGGCATGGTTTTGTCTCCTTAGAGAGTAGTTTAGCGGTGGCTACATCGTCTTCGTTGCACACATGCGTGTCATCATTTTTCCCTTCCTTTGGGGCTCGGCACTTGGAACAAATATGTGTTTCACAAGTTTCACATTTCCAAGATTGCGATAGAAATCCTCTACAGTCTGGGATCGGGCATCCCATAATGAATCTCTTCCTTTCCTTCTTCTCATCAATTTCATCAGTTTCCATTCGTAGATTATAGATCTCGGTCTTAATTTCTCTTAACCTACTGCGTAAATAATTGGACTCGTCCATAAGTTCATGTATCTGTTTTTCTCGTTCCACTCGTTTCTTTTCTCTTATCACAAGCAACTGAGTAGCCGGTAAAAGACTTTTCTCTTTACTAAGTAAATCTATTGATCGCTTCTTTCGGTACTCATTGTTATGGAACACTTTAGGGGTATTTTCTGCTATGAACTCAAGGGATAGTTTGTGATGACAGCCTGCGCATTCTGGGTCACTAGAACTGGATATGAGAAGATGTGATCTAAAACAACTTTCGCAACACCCCTTTTGACACCCCGGGCACACAATTTTTCTTCGTCTTCCCTTGTTGAATACGTCTAAACAGATCATGCACTCGTCTTCTTCGTCTTCAGTCTTCGCAACCGGCTTCATGGTGTCTTTAGCTCCCTCATAGGGTATATTTTTGTCGCTACATTTAGTTGACATAATCTCGATAATGAATATCAGACTTCTCATTGATATTCATTTTTATTATGTGTATTATTAACGCAAGCTCTGATAGTAAGATACCGCTATCGGATCGGCCTGGATACATTTATAGTCAATAGCCTTGATACTGAGCCCGTTTAGACTTTTAACTCGCGACAGAGCCACGTATGCTTGTCCATACTCAAATATATTGGATAGATCGACCTCGGCATAGTCAAGACTGCAACCCTGTGACTTGTGTATAGAGATCGCGTATGCCACTCTTAAAGGAATTTGATAAGCTCGAATTACTCTTTTGTTTTTCTCCTTCATATCCCATGTCTCCATACCTATTGCGCGTTGCTCTCCGTTGAGGAATCTGATGATTGGCATACTAGAGTCGTTAAAACCCATCACAACTCCTCTACTACCGTTAGCCAAGCCACATGACATGTCAATATTCTTCATCAACATAACTTGGGCTCCGACACAGAGTTCTACTCGCTCAGATACTGGACAATATTTATAGAATTTTCGTAGGAGGTAATTCTTACGTGTTCGTATACCTGCCTGAACTTCCATGTTCATCTCATACACTAAAAAGTCTTTTCCTTGTTCGGCGAGCTTATCAAGTTCGAGATCATTCTCTTTGTCAACATTGATATTCTTAGCGTAAAGCTTAGTCGGCCTGATCCCATAAGTGTTGTGAAGCTTCGCACCCACTCTGGACTCAAGGATATCTCGTACTTCTCGAGTTATTTCTCCCATTCTCACAGCATTGAGGCATTTCTGGAATTTTTTATCGCCTTGTCGGATGATCTCGTCTAGACAAACTACATTTGTAACACATTTATTCCAGCTTTTTGCTTCGAAGCAAAAGTTCATAGTACCTATACACGGAAGCTGAAGAAAATCACCCGACAAGACGAGTTGGATTCCGCCAAAAGGAACATCACTTTTTCTGATTGTTCTAGCAAGCTGTTCGATCTTGTCGAACAGATCAGGATGCATCATACTTATTTCGTCGATGATAAGGCATTCCACTTGGCACCAACGATTTTTCAGGTACGCTGACTTGATAATCCTGTCTACCAGTATACTAACCTTCTCTTTTCCCAGGCCAATCCCTAAAAAGGAGTGTACAGTGGTACCATTGAGTAAGAGAGCAGATGTACCAGTAGTAGAAGTGATGGCTAATTTCTTTGTAGTTTGACTGGCAAAAGCCTTGAGAACAGCTGTCTTACCAACTCCGCCTGGTCCAGTTAGGAAAAGATTCTCTCCTTTGTTCAACAGGTTTAATGCCATTGTTTGTTTGTCTTTCATCAGAATGTTTTGTTTTGTATATCTCATCTTGTTTGAAAGCATTTATAATTGAGTATGAAATGTTTTATACTGGTTCAAATTTATTTTATACCAAAATCAAAAAAATGTATACACTATCCTTTGCTTTTTGAACCTTTGCTGATTAACTTTATGATCTTGTTACAGAATTCGTTCTCCCGGCCTTGGGCGTACGTAGAGATGGCCACTGCTGCTTCCATGAAGTCGTAAGCTTCTCTTTCTTTCTCAGACCAATCAGCTGATAACTTATCTATATGCTG